TCAAATAACCAACTTAACCCATTCCTGACCTCGAGTATCGTTATAGCGATCGGTGGTTGCCTGGACTTTATGTCCTAGTAATGTTTTTGTATCAATACCCTGTGCACGGTACAGCCGTTCTGATAGAGAGCGTTGTTCATGAAATGTTGGCGGAGTTTTTCCTGCTGGTGGAATTATCCCAGCCAGATCCCGTGCTTTGGCAAAGTAGTCGCTCAGGTTGTCTTTACTCATCGGCTTCGGTTGTTTCTGGTGCCGACTATGGATTAGATATGGACTTAATATTCTGTCTCGGCACCCATCAATAACTTCTTTTAACGTTATCCCAATGGCATCACAGCGTAGTGTAAGCGGTAACGCCAGACGCATTCCGGTTTTTCCCTGGGTGATATGCAAGTGTTCGTTCCACACATCTGAAAAACGCATGTGGCAAATGTCATCACGGCGCTGACCAGTAACAATCGCAAGAAGCATTGCGTTACGGATAAAGTGTTTTTCAGGCGTTGCATTGTAAATTTTTTGCCAGTCTTCCATGGTGAGCCTGGCTCTGGTTACTTTAGGGATCGGTTTACGGGTAGCCTCCGGAGGATTCCATCCAGGAGGAACTTCCCCTGCATGCTGTGCTTCTTTATAAATATCAACCCATAATCCACGATTTACTCTCGCTGTGCTGACCATGTCTTTATCCAGCCACTCATCCAGTATTAATGCAAAGTCTCTTACTTCCAGTTCTTTCAATGGGTGGTTTCCCAGACGGGAAACCAGGTATGCAGCCATTCGGGTTTTTTCTTTGTGAGTTGTAGCTGCAATATCTCCATTTTTCAGTCGCGTGTCCTGTATTTTCAGATATCGATCAACCCATGCCTTTAATCTGATACCCCGACGTTTTGTTGCTGACGGACTTTCATCAATTTTGCGCATGAAATATTCAGCTTCTGCTGCAGCTATTCGCTGATTGGCTGTGGAAGCGATTTTTTCTGCCTTACCTTTGTCTGTTCCGAGTCCGTGAAATTTTCCAGTCACAGGATTTTTATACTGGTAGTAAACTCTGCCAGTTCTGCGATCAAACTTTTCGTAAAGACCGGCTACGTCAGTGCTGTTTTTTCGTGGCCTCGGTGACATGAGTTAAAATCTCCTTCAGTGCATCATCATCGCCAGTATGAATTTCCGGCGCAATTCCCGTTTCACCAGGCCCAACAAATACTGCTCGGCGATCTATCAGCCAACGCCCACGAATTTTTTGTGGTCTTGGAACGATGTATCCTAGTTTTCCGTATTTCACCAGGGTAGTGTTTGTTATTGGGAGACTGAACCGTTTTGGTTTCCACTCGTCGAGCGTTATCAGGTACTGTTCGCTCATGGCTATCACTCCGGAACGCGCCAGTTGCAGAATATCAACGACAACTGGCGACGGTTGAACATTAAAAATCAGCCTGATTCGGGATCAGTTTTTGCCAGATAGCTGAAACGTATTTTGCCTGGTGACGAGCGTCATCAAGTGCATTATGGCGCTCACCTTCGAATGGAATAGCCGTTCTGGCATCGAAGTCTATGGCTTTCCCCAGCTCAACGATTGTGCGTACATCGCGATCGTTGTAGTAACGCCACGGGCAGGGGATCCCCTGCCGTTCGTATGAACGGCGCAAAATCGTGTTGTCGAAGTTGGCTCCATTTCCCCAAACCTGAACAAAAAATTCACCGGAGTTTTCGTCGATAAATTCCCGCAATTGTAACAGTGCATCATCTAACGGGATTTCATCGGTCATAATGGCAGATTGCGCTTCGCGTGATTGCTTAAGCCACCATTTAATGGTGTCCCGATCAATGACTCCGCCAGCAGTTTCCAGATCGATAGTCTTACTAAATTCCGGTCCCATATCTCCGGTTTGCGGATCGAAAAATATTGCACCTATTGAGATGATCGGGGCATCAGGATTTTTTCCCATGGTTTCAAGGTCGATCATTAGATGGTCACACGTCCTGCTGGTGGATGTGATTTCGTGATGACCGTTCACCTTAATTGAGTGATCTGCCGTCTCGCCAGTCTCATTATCGCTATTGTGATGCTGATTGCCGCCAGTGTTCTCCTTGTGTGGATGCTCAGCGCCTTCCATTTCCTCCGGATCATCTTCCTGAACTTCAACCTGATACTCTTCATCGAATGTTTCCTGGTATGTTGCGTCGCCCATCACCGCACCACAATCAGGGCAGTTGCCGCCGCCGGTCTGACCGCAGGCGGTGCAGACTTTTTCCACTTCCTGTTGCACTACTGGTTCAGGTAGTTTCGTTTCTGGCTCGTTTTGTTGCGTATTTGGGCTGTTTTGTTCCGCTTTCTGGTCGTTCTGTTCCGTTTCTTGCTGGTTCTGGTTCACAGAATCGCGGGTTTCAATCCCCTTCACCCATTTCGGATCATTCGGATCGCTAACCCCTGCAACAAATTCACCACGTGATACTGCAAGCAGTTCATCGGCGTCAGGCTGGCTGATATTGGCTGCCTGCATAATTTTGTTTACTTCGTCAGCGGTAACTTTTACCGGCCCTGGTTGTGCGGTCGTGTCAGATGCACCAGTATTTTGTTGTGAACCTGAGTATGTACCGTTTTTGCGGGCGAAATATTCTTCTTTCGTGATTTCAGTAGCCCCTGTAGCCAGTGCCTTATCCAGACCAGAAAGTTTGTTTGCGCGACCGTATTTTTCGCTATCCTTGTCGGTGAAGAGGAAGTAGAACGGCCCTTCACGCTCTACAGATGGTTCGACTTCCACTTTGCATTCGGTTTTTTCGTTGTCTGGAATTGCCGTTTCCACTGCATCAGTTTCTGGTACTGGCGACGAGAGAGTATCAGTTGCGCTCTGATTTCTTCCTTCATCTTCAAACACGCCCTTTGTAGTCAGGTATTCAGTAATGTATTTGTTCAGTGCCACAGGGTCTTTGTGAATGTCGATCGGACGTTCACGGACAAGGCCAAAAATAGTCTGGCGGTCGTAGCGAAGGGCATCAGGCTGTTTGCGCATTGATGCCGAGATACGCTTCCAGTCTTCGCGGTCGTTGTCGATAACTTCTTTTTTTGCCCAGCGATGGATGCTGCCGTCAATGTTTCCGGCATCCACATCACCAGGCCAGAGAGCGTAGGCCAGTTCGTCATCCAGTGTTTTCCATGTCTGCTTGTATTCGCGATGAGTGGCAGCAATGACCGGGCTGATTTTTCCTGTTGAATTTTCAGTGTTCTGTTGATTGGCTCTGGCGCGGGCGAGATCAACAACAGACGTGTATTTTCCGGTTTCCTTGCGTTCACCTTCGCGACGTTTTTTCCAGATGCGCATCTCTGCCTGAATTTCGGGCCATTTGGCACCAGGCTTACATTTATGCTTAACCCACCCGATGGCATGCAGCTTAAGCTCCGGATACATGGCGTTAACTTCTGGCATTTTCATCAACGCTTCAACGATATGTCCGTCGAATGTTGCCATGTCTTCCTGCAACAATTCCTGTGCGCTAATCACCATATCAACGGTGATGTTTTCACATGTGTCGAACTTAACCATGACAGCGTTCTGTACTTCAGGGGCCAGCTTGTCAAAAGTGACGTTCATCGGATCGGATTCAGTCTCAACCGGGACAAAAGAAGCAGAATCCTCATCCCAGCGGTTTTCCTGCATATATTCAGCATCCCATGAATCGAGGGCAGGGCGGGGTATGCCAGGTTTATCCTCGCAGACAATAAATTTATAAGCGCAGTCCTGAGCAGCCGGATAATGTTCCAGGAATTGCCAGTGAAATTTTGCTCGAGCACGGCGTTCGTCGCCAGCTTCAATGGCTGTGGCTACAGCCACAGCGCCTTCTTCCCTTGTTGCCAGTTCGTCAGGAATAGCGGCGCAAATAAAGACTTTACTCATTTGTTTTAACCTCATGACAGATTTAAGGATGAACAAATCCCTGCCATTGCTGGCATATAAGAATGAAACCGGATATTTATTACGGAACTGTTTTAAAGACCTGCCGGGATTTCGATATTATCCTGGTGAATAACTTTATCGACCGGGTAACAGTTACCGGGAATTTTCTGTTCGGTTGCTGCAGTCATACACTACTGCATTGTCCTGTGAACACTGACTGCAATATCAACTGGCTCTCCGGAAACAAGAAAAACTGTCAGAACAAGCACAAATGCTGAATTCATTGTGCACATCCTTTTGGCATCAGACGTAAACGAGCCAGCATTGAAACAATGCATATTTTATTTAATAGCTCCCGTTCTTGTTTTCTCTTGTTAATGGCATCTTCAGTAAATACTGGGTTACTGATAGTGACACCAATTTCAAAACAACCTTCAGACGTATTAACGTTTGGTAATAACGTTTTCATTATCGCGTCCTCAACAATGAATTTTGTGATGCAGTGCCTGGTGCCTCCAGGTGACGTTAACCAGTTAACAATTAACGCCGGATACAGAGAATCCACCCATAACACTGTTTTTGGTTTTAACTGTTCCGCGTGCGCTCAGCCGCATTCACCACATCACAAAATTCACTTTAAAAAGGGCGGCAGAGCAGTCACGGAGTAAAACTGATACCGCCAAACGTCACCAGAAAATTGATAACAGAGGGCGTTGCAGCGGGGTTGTCACTTAAGCGTATGGTCAACCTGACAACCCGGTGTCCTCAACGGGGGAAGGAATAACCCCGCCATACTTACCGCCGCGCCATTTCGCGGATTGCCACAACCGGAAGCGCACGGTCGACGAAAATTTAACGACAGGCTATCTATGAACCAGCTACCTCGCCGTGCGCTTTCGCGTTATGGTCTGACTTTTCAGGGAAATATCCTTTCAGTAAACTGTCAGTGCCGGATGCTCACCCGTGTCCGGCGCACGCACTCCACCTCATCCGTGGAGAACTCCTTAATTACCAACCTTAGCTTCGTTGGTTAGCTATTAACGCGGGTATGTAATCATTCTGGCAATGCTTAATGTCGCTGCTTTTTCCAGATTAGTGATATCCTGCTCCAGAGCGGACAGATTTTCAGCCTGCTTAGCCCTGGCTTCATTGGCCCATTTCAGATCCTGCGCTGCATTAATTTTCTGGCGCATCCACTCATAAAGTTCATCATCGGTATAGTCTGGCGCGATGATGACGGGTTCTCGTTTCTGCATACTGATTCCTCGCGGTGCTGTTTCGCTTATCAGCCGTTAGATTTTGCCGAACTGGAAAGTGCCTGTTTAAATTCGCTGAAGCTGAGAGCTTCTTCGCCTTCGGCAAGACCTTCGAAGTATTCTTCGTAAGCCTTTTCCATGATTGTGTCGAAATCCATATCACCCACCTGAATTTCTTTCCAGCCAGCGACGCGCTCCAGATTCGGTTTTAAACGTTTTGCTTTTGGTATACGTCATCGCGGTGAACGTACCGTCCTGGTTGGGGAACACGCCACATACCAGAGATTCGCTGTTGCCAAGATCGATAGTATCCATGTTGACCTCATTTCCCCTTAACGCCGGGGTAGCGGAACTGTTTGCTGAGAACACCGTGCGGTGTCTTGATGGATCGTAATTTAGTTTTCTCATGAATATTGATCAAGTGCTTTTGATGATAAAACTCAATATTTAATGCAAAATAAAGCCAATACATTGAAATGTAAGGCTTTAAAATTTGTGAAGGGGGGTTATTGATGTTTGTTACGTTTGCGAGCTTCTAGTAGCTCGGTGAATAGGCGATTAAAATTCTCAACGCGGGCACGGAGTTCGCTGATTTGTGCTTGCTGCTCTGATTTTGGAAGTGCGCGATACAATCGCAACATCTCCAACTCATCTTCCGATAAGTCTAAGGCGCTGTTGAGTGCAACTGGTGGATCTGGTGTTTTATCCTCGTCACCAAACAGTATCCAAGTTGGTGAACATTGCAATACCTCAGCCAGGCGATGCAAATTTTGCCCGCGCGGGGCTGTATGGTCGCTTTCCCATAGTGAAATTGATGAGCCAGATACGCCAGCAGCTTTGCTTAAATCGTTTTGACTTAAACCAACCTGTTTGCGTCTTTCTCTAATTCGTTGACCTAAAGTTTTCTCGTTCATATTTAGATATCTTAATAACCCTTGACTTGAGATTCCTTGAGTGATTACTATTGAGAAAACTCAACTTTGGAGGGGTGATGTTTAAATCAGACGTAATTAATTTTTATGGGACGAAAGCCAAAGTAGCGAAAGCTGCTGGTGTTGATCCATCTGCTGTTTCTCAATGGGGGGAACTGGTTCCTGAAGGTCGCGCGATGCGCCTGCAAGAGGCATCCGGCGGGGAACTTCAGTACGACCCCAAAGTTTATGACGAATATCGTAAGGCAAAGCGGGCGGGGCGGTTGAACAATGAAAATCACCCCTGAACAGGTTTGTGAGGCTCTGGATGCCTGGGTATGCCGACCAGGAATGACACAGGAGCAGGCGACGATATTAATCACGGAAGCATTCTGGGCTCTGAAAGAACGCCCGAACATCGATGTTCAACGCGTCACGTTTAATGATGGCGAGGTTGATCAACGGGCGCTGTGCGTTAACCGGGTGAAGATATTCGAACGCTGGAAAGCTATCGACACCAGGGATAAGCGGAAAAAATTCACGGCGCTGATTCCGGCAATTATGGAGGCTATCCGAATTAGTGATTTCAGGCTGTATCGTGAGATCAGTGATGGAAAAAGCATTACGTACATGATCGCCGGATTAAACAAAGAATATGGCGATGTGGTGGAGTCCGGGCTGCTTTTTGCGGATCCATCTGTTGTGGAACGTGAGACTGACGAGCTTATAGAAAAAGCTATTGCTTTCAAGCATGCGTATCGTCAGCAATATCAATATTACTTTGCAGATAAACAAATGTCTGCCAGGGGTTCGTATGAGTATCGATGCACTACGATGGGCTAAAAAGGTGAAAACCGGCAGTTCATCCAGTAAGTCTGTATTGACCTGGCTTGCTGATATGTGCGGTGCCGATTTGTGTGCATACCCGTCTGTATCTGCACTGGCAGAAGTAACGGAACTGAACAAAAAGACTGTGCAGGACAGCTTACGACACCTGATGGAGATTGGGTTAATTGTTGATACCGGTGAGAGAAAAGGCAGAACAAAGCAAATTGTGGTGTACCGACTTATCGGTGTAGAAGAAAGTGTTGCCGAGCCTGAATACACCCAAAAACGGGAGTCTTTAAAGGTGGGTAAAATCGGTGCTGTTAATAAAAACAGTACCGAAAATGGTTATGTTTCAGCACAAAACAGACCCAAAAACGGAACTCTTAGCTGCATGGAAAATAACCAAAGACACCCAAATTTTCCATCAAAGACACCCAAAAACGGATCACGGAACCCAAAGGAACCCAAAGAGCTAAACCCCACACATAACGCACGCGAGAGTGCTCCGACCAGTGAGCAGAAAGTTTTGTCGTTACAGGCTGCACCTCCTGTATTCCTGGATGGCCTGAGCGAACCCATCGAAAAATTTCCGATGACCGATAGCTGGTATTCGTCACGGGATTTTCGACGACGGGCTGCGTTGTGGGGGATGGCTTTGCCGGAGACAGAATTCACACCTGCTGAACTTGCCGCCTTCCGGGACTACTGGGCTGCTGAGGGGAAAGTGTTTACGCAGATTCAGTGGGAGCAGAAATTCGCCCGTCACGTAAATCACGTCAGGGCGCAGGTTAAACCAGTCAGCAAGGGGGTAAACCATGCAGCAGCACCAGGTGACACCGCATCACGGGCAGTTCAGGAAATTCGGGCAGCACGTGAGCAGTGGGAACGTGAAAACGGATTTATCAGCGACGGAAACGGCCTGGAAGCTGTGGGAACTCATGGGGGAGGTTTATTCGAACCGCTGGACCCAGAAGAACGGGGCCGCACCTTCGAAGCTCTGGATTGCACAGATTGGTGCGATGACTGAGCAGAAAATCCGACAGGTCTGCCGCCAGTGCATGGACCGCTGCCGGGCGGGTGAAACATGGCCTCCGGACCTGGCTGAGTTTGTGGCGCTGATTTCTGAAAGCGGAGCCAATCCATTCGGTCTGACGGTGGATGCCGTGATGGAGGAGTACCGTCGCTGGCGCAACGAGTCCTGGCGATACGACGGGAGCGATAAATACCCGTGGTCTCAGCCTGTGCTGTATCACATTTGCCTCGAGATGCGTTCAAAGGGGATTGAGCGGCAGATGACCGAAGGGGAGTTAAAACGGCTTGCAGAACGGCAGCTGACGAAATGGGCAAAGCATGTTAGTAACGGCCTGAGTGTTCCGCCAGTCCGGCGACAACTGGCGGCACCCAAACGCCCGTCGGGGCCAACGCCAATTGAGTTGCTGAAACAGGAATATGAACGCCGGAAAGCGGCTGGGCTTGTCTGAGTTGAGAAGTAATTTTTACCGGGAGGAAATTTATGGAGACTGTTTTTGACGCACTGAAAGCAATGGGAAAAGCCACATCCATAGAACTTGCTGCGCGCGTGAAGAAGTGCTGAACGAACTATGGGAACTGAAAAAGGCTGGTTTTGTTGATAAAAGCGCGTACACCTGGCGTGTGGCTGATAACAACGTTCAGCAGGAACAGCCAGCGCAGGCAGAACTGCCGGAAGAAACCACCACAATGAGTGAAGTTATGCAGCGCATACTGGCATTTTATCAGGGAAATGTTCGATATTTTAGACGTTACTAGATTAAAGAGCATTAGTTCAGATGTGAATTGACATTGTGTGGCACAGGGTTGGGCTAGCGTGGGGGTTTGCTTTGTGTAAGAAACGGATGCTCTGCAAATTACTACTAATGCTTAATGTTAGTCTGATCTGCTCCCCGATGATTAATACACCGCTATGTTAGTAATGTCTGTAGATCGCTGTGTGTTGCATCCATCGGTTGACCCCACAGTCCAAACCAGACTGTCAGCTTTGATTCGATTCTATCTACTCAACCTGTCAGGTAATGTCTGAGCTAATACACAGAGTACGGCTATCGCGAACTTTAAGCTAGGTATCTGATACGCACCGTTCACTTGGTCGTACTTCTTGCACTGACTAGCTATCGTGCGCAGTTATTTATAGGTAATCTCCAGTGTATAATTTTCCAACTTATGGGAGATTGTAAAACAGGAGGAATATATGAGGAAAAAATCGTTTGGACGTTGCCCGTTTGATTTCGACGAAGATGTAAAAAAAATAGCCGCGATAAATAAATATATCCATGCGAAATTTGAGAGGCATAAAAATAAAATAGATAACCTAAAGGGGGTGGAACAAAAATTGATGGTTTTACATTACTTTAATGTACTGAATGAACTTAGTAATCAGGCTATATTTTCTTTGAGTACCGGAGCCTTTTCAGCATCGGAAGTATTAACTAGAGTTATAATGGAACAGGCTGCCAATCAATTTTATATAGCAATTGATGATGGAAAAAATGCACAAGCATTACTCAAGGGTAGTAAGAAATTAGTTCATAGTAATGGGAAACGGTGGCTGGAGTGTTTAAAATCCAAAGAAATGACTAATCCAGCAGCAGATGAAAGGATTCGTATCGGAAAAGAGCTAACTGATATGTTTAATAGATTGTGGCCAAATACACCTGAATATCCTGGAACCAAAAAGCTTTTCGAAGTAATTGGCTGGGAAACACACTATCATGCCTATTACGTCCCTCTTTGTGATTCAATACATACATTCTCTGATGATATGGCAAATATAGTATCTCTATATAATGCAATCCAAAGCGATAAAACTACTGCTATCGAACTCACTCTTGCAGTTAAACAAGAAAATAAACGGCTGGCAATTTATAATGTCGTAATTGCTATTGGCCTGCGGTGTGAGGCCTTAGTAAATGTATTTAACTCTTTAGGTTATCGAGATATTATAACTGAAATGGCGCCAACAATAGATGCAGTCAACCAGATTATAATTCGATATGATGATTTCGAACATTCCAGAATTTTTTATTGTCAATAA